GAGGACCGAATGCGAAAACGACATTGCTCAAGATCAATTTTGACAAAGGTCAACTTTCAAAGGTGAAAGATTTTGCACTATCTTGGTGGGATGATCTGCAACCCTGGGCTTGCATGGATTCCACCCTTACTGATGACGCGTTGGAGTTCGCCAAGGATAAAGGAGCCTTGAAGAAGGAATTCACTTGCGGTCCTGGGGATAGCAAAAAGGAGTTACTTCAAGCCATTGAGCTGCCAGATTACAAATTGAAAGACCTCTTCGAAAATGGCACTTTCTCAAGGCAAAGTCCTTCTGTTTATAGAACAAGACAGGAGAGAAATCCTATTCCACACAATCATCCTGCTCGTCTGATAGAGAAAGAACGGGAACAAAAAGAGGAGGCAAGATTGTTCGCAAATGGAGAATTGTCAAACAAACATGCACTGAGTGTTATTACTACTAAAATGAAAAAGGCACTCTCATACTATGACGAACAACTGATGACACCCTCTGACTCTCAAAGGAAGTTGTTATTACACAGGGCTGCTCAGACACTTTTGAAAAATGATCATTTCTCAATACTACTGGACATAGAGGGACACAATCAGTCAATGCAACAAGAGAACACATCAGAACTACTAGAATTCTTGGGGAATATTTTTGGGGAGACGGGATGGGGTTCATTGTCCAACTACTTTGGTTCCTTGTTTGTGTATCACTATGATGAGTATATTGATAGTGTGATAGTAAGCAAGGGCCAGCATGGTGGCATTGAAGGGTGGATGAATCCTGCCTGGACATTACATACGTTGCTGATGATGAAGCTCCTCCGCTACATGACAGATGTGGAAATCGCAGAGATTATGGTGTACTCTGATGATGTCAATGCTATCACAAAGCTCTCCCAAGCCACTGAGACCAGTCTGCAAGCATTATTCTCCAAGATCATGAAACATTGTGAGAAGTTTGGAATGGTTGCCAAGTTCAGCCAAACGACACTGTCAAAGCACAGAGCGACTATGCTTCGCCAACATTATTCCCAGGGTAAGAGGGCAGATTCAACTTTGAAGAGATTAATGGCAGTGAGTGGATCTAACAACCCCATGTTGATGTCAGAGGAGTTGGAAGTTGCCGGGATATGCTCATCTGCTGCATCTGCACTAGAGTTTAGTGATCACAGTGAGACATGCTGTTATTTGAAGAATTATAAGCTAGGAATTCTGTTAGCTCGACTCCCGCAGATGATCCTCAGCAGACCTCAGGAGTCCGGTTCCCTAGCATCTAGCTCCTTGCCGTCAGGCTTGGCAGAACTTCTGTACCATATCAAGGATGATACGCCTATGTTAGATGCAAGCAATCATGATGTGACAATCACTGCTGTCATAAACGATGTCTTGAAGTACATGAAAAATACTCAGAGGGCAATTGAGAGATCAAGCATGAGCCTTGGAATAAGGGATTTTTTTTCCTTTTCGCTCGCAAGGGAACGCTATGTTGATGGACCAGACAGGGTGTTATATATGCAAATATATGACGATTTTGTCAAGGACTTGTTGTTCTTCTGGATATATATGCCTACTGCTTTAGGCGGATTGGGAGGTATCTTACACCTTGACATGATATTGTCAGGGCACAGCAACGGATTCTCGAAGGCCATCCACTATTTACATCAGTGGATAGTAAAGTACAGTCATTCTCCGAAATACTTTTCAACGTACCTTGCCAATTGCCTCACGAACTCTTCTTCACCTAGAACCGTCGAGGATGAATGGCAGATCCTGACAAGCAAATGGCCATCTGAAAGAACCATCACCTCTTCTTCCGCGAGCATAACCTCTTCAATCAAGGCCATGGTCAAGAAAAGGACAAGGAACAAAAACGTCTTGGCATTGATGGAACAAGCAGAGCATACAACAGACATAGCAAAAGAAATCGTATCCATTTTCCAAGGAAATTTCCACTCCAGGGTTGCCCAATTCTACTATGAGAATTCGTCTGTTCATTTCCTCGACCTGCTAATAAACAAGATCGAGACAAGCTCAGGGCTGCTTACGAAGGTTGGTCGATTGGATAACCTTCGACTTTCTCTTGTGAGAAGAACTGTCCATAATATCCGGATAGCTGCAAGCCCCAGAGAGAACTCATACGGACCCATCTCCTTACAGACTGACATGATTGATTACTTAATGAAGAGAAGGGCAATTGATTTTCCAACGGTGTCTTTCATTCAAGCCGAAGAAATATTGTATGACAATAAACTGTCGAAAACAGAAAACAGATTCGCAATGGTTACTGTTAGAAGGTGTTCTCCGATGTATTTCAAGGATGGTCTCAGAGTGTATAATGATCCCAGGATTGGTGACGAGGTTATGTACAAAGGGGAATTTCTGGACAAAGAAAGAATGGTAGGTAATAAAGAAGAACTACTGGCAGCAAAGGTTGTGTCAGTGACAAAATGGTTACTGACAAAAACCAACAATCTGGGATCATCAAATGAAGTCATATCACAATATGACTGTGTTCAAGCTTGCAATATAACGTTGATGACCCTTACTGGCCATACTTTTGTTGATCTGATGCCGTATAGTCCTGATGAGACAGGCGGGGAAATCTTGCATCGGATACCCAATATGAGATTCAGTTCAAATACATATATTAGAGCAGAAATGACAAGAGCGCTAGAGTTCGTAGCAGAGCTCTCACAGAATTTCATCAATAACAATAATCTGATGGACAGTAACATTAATTTCGACTATGTCAGAATGCGACTCATGTGTGCCATGATAATCAAGAGTAAGTCTCCAATCAACAGCAGTGTAATTTCCAGATACGAGTTGACAAACTTTGTAGGAATCTGTGACGTTCAATTTGTGTCTCCGAAAGTATTGATCCGAAAGTCAACCTTGGATGTGAGACCATACAGTAGTTTTAGAGGTCACAAATTCTCAGATTTGCGATTCAGATTTCTTGCATCTTCATACCTATCCATCGAGAATCTCGATGATCTTGCTTTGTTTCCTCAATTACAGGACGAGACTTCAATGGCAAAATTTGGTTACTCAATAAAGAAGGAGCTGGTGTATAAGTATGCACGATCACTTGATAAGGAGTACATGACCGCATCAATATTACATCCGAGAAAAGAAGCCTGGGAACCAATATACCAAAAGCTTTCCGCATTGGATAAGAACTTCGCGGCACTATCCACCACAGAGAAATTCACAGCATCTATAGAATATTTGGAGGCAGAACTAGTAGACAGGAATGAACTCAAAGTGCTGAAATCACGAGACAAAGCAGAATCCCTTCTGCAGCTCGAATGCATTGAAGAGGTCATGTCTGACAGACCGAGTGATAATGTCTTCCAAACGCTAATTGGAACCTACCTTACAGCCCAGAGAAGGGAAATGTCTACAACACCGATAATGGATCGACTTGATGTCTATACGCGAGTATTGTCTACTCAGCAGCTGCATAGAGCAAATCTTTGCAGAACGTTGATTTCAGAGATAATCATGACATTACATTTCCATGTCAATCTTGACAATGGCATCATGAATTTTGATGTGATGTCAAGCATCACACAATTTGAAGAATCAGATATAGCGACCATGTATCTTCAGTCTGTAAACCCAGAACTTTATGTTCAGACCCAGATCATCGGACTCATGTACATGAAAGAGTATCTGAGATCTGAAAGAAGTGAGTTGATTGAATACCTATATGATATATCAAGCAGAACTGCACTGTCGGACGCATCCGTCCCTGAAATATCATTGTCCATAAAACCTCATACAACGCTGCATCGCACAGAGATGATCCCGGAAGCAGCAGATTCTGTCGTATATCTTCAAGAGGAAATAGGGGACAGAGCGATGATGACAATAGACGAGATCATTCCTATATGCAATTATGCTGACAAATGTTGTGCATATGGAAGTAACCCAAGAGTGAATGAAAGTCCGACAGGATCAGATACATTTTGCAGCCAATATGGGTTTTTCAAAATGTTAATGGCAGAACACGGACTTGACAATGATACAAGGGTTTGTGATCTGACAGCCGGGAGAGGTGATGGTAAATTTGCATCTGAGGCCTTAGGACTCAACTTCACCTCCTACTCTCGACCTGATGCTTTCACGTCCATATTGCATCATCCAGATATTATATTCGATGCCCAATATGACATTACTAAATCCAACACTTTGGAATTCATACAGGACTATGATTTTATCCATATTGATGTCTCTTTTCTGAAAAATGGGAAAAATGAATTGGGGGATCTCATTCTGTATTTGGAAAATTCGGTATTGCCCTATGCCATACGACTCAATTCAATCACTCTTGAAACATATTCATCGTGCATGGAAAGCATTGAAGTGAAGTACAAACACTTCATCGCTTACAGCATATCTGCTAAATGGAGAACACCGCAAATTTATTTGATAGGCATTCCTGGAGATCCGATGATAGGTCCAGGTGATGTCTCTTTGAAAGGGACACTTGCGTTCAGGTCGATGGCTTTATCTTTCTCCAGTCTCTTGAAAAATCCGTTCGATTCACAGCTATTGGACTCTCCTCAACTCAATTCCATTTCAAGTTGTCTTCCTTCTGATGACCATCTATCCGACTTTATGGGCTTCCTATCTGATCGAACAATCGTAGATGAGAGGAGGTATTACACATCTCGGTTCATGAATGAATTTTCGGGAGAATCATTCATGTATATATCCCTTCAGCATTTGCATCCCAGATGCAAAACAGCTTTCAGTGATACATCAAAAACACAAGAAGTTAGAAACCTCCAAGTGTATGGCCATTGTACCGATAGTGATATAGGGCATGTAAAGGAGGTGGCTAGACCTTATCTCTTGAAACACCTAGAATCATTACGAGATGTCAACTCTATGAAGGTCAAATTGGAAGGTTCTAGGGCAAATATCGGTCTGATCAGTCTCTTGAGGGTTCATCATCCATTGAAAATCATCCGCAGCCTGTGTAATGTGCTAGTAGGATTATTCAAAGTATGCCCTGAAGTTGAAGTATATAATTTGACATCAATTCGAGAGTCACTTCGATCGGACAAACCATACCACCACATTAAGGCCAGCCCTCATCAAACAGAAATTGTCACCGCCTTAAAACTGCTAATCATGTCCATCTACTATGATGAACCGATTCTAGGCTTAATGTATTGTTCTTTGATGTCCCAAAATCATCCGACAAAGGCAACACAAATGGGCAGGATTAGATTGAGATACAAGATGATGTCAGGGTATAGGGCGATGATACTGAAAGAAATGCAAGGAGGTCGGATCAAAATATCCTCAGTTCTAGTTATGGCAGATGACCTGTTCTCCAAGAAACCTTCCCAGCTAAAACAATCCATGAAATACGGGAAACCGATGATCGATGAAGAAGAGATTGGCAACTTCTCTGTAATGATGGATAAGGGACTGGAAGATATATTCAATCAGATGGAGATGTTTGCACTAGGTCAACATGATGATAAGCTGGCTTGGCCCACAGGAGAAAACGGCACCATGGATGTTTTAGAAGACGAATTAGGAACTTTTATGCAAAGGGCAGATTCTGCTGGATTTGAGATGAGGTTCGATCTCAACACAACCGAAATAGTAGATAGAGCTGTAGAAGCTATGGGGTTATGGCTGAATGAGAAAACTGGGAGATATGAGGGCATAGACCTTGGTCAAGATGTGGTACCTGATGATGATCTTATGTAGAATGGCTGCCATCTCGCATCGTTGAGGTAGGTACGAGTTGATATGATGATTTTGATCTTTTT